ATTATAGTGTTGCTACTCCTGCAAACTGGGTAGAAGGGGAAGATGTAATTGTGGTTCCTGCTGTTAAAACTGAAGATGCTTTGGTTAAATTTCCAAAAGGAGTAAATATTGTTAAACCTTATTTACGTTACACACCACAGCCGAATAAATAAAGCAATTCAATCCATTCATTTTAGTGTGTAATTGCAAAAATATGGGCCTTGGACGATTCTAAATACAGTGTGTCACTGAAGATTCGAGTCAAGGCCTAACAAATTGAACCACTTCCGTGAAAAGGAGTGGTTTTTTTGTATATTTAATTTCATATTACACTTCATCCTATATGCACTGAAACGAATGTGTGAAAAGGATATAGAGATGACAGCAGTAAAGAAATCTAAAGGAGGAAGACCCTCAGTCTTCTCTCAAGAGGTAGCAGACAAGATCTGTGAACGCCTCTCACATGGGGAATCATTACGTTCAATAATCAAAGATGATGGGATGCCAGCACAGTCGACTGTGTATGAGTGGTTGTTCAAGAACAAGACGTTTGCGGAGCAATACGCACGTGCACGTGAGGAACAAGCCGACTCCTTGGCTGATGAGATCATCGCAATCGCTGATGAACAGCCCGAAGTCATCGAAGTACGGGATAAGGATGGGAACATCATTGACCATAAGCTGGACTCAGCCTTCTTAGCGTGGCAAAAGAATCGTATTGATGCCCGTAAGTGGACGGCAATGAAGCTCAAGCCTAAGAAGTACGGTGACAAGCTTGTCCATGCTGGCGATGACGATAACCCTGTAGTCGTGGAGAACAACCTCAACGTATTCGGGGAGTTGCTCAAATCGATGAAGATGGCGAGACAAGCAGAATGAACGATTCAACTGAAAGCTGGGAAGCCATTCAAAAACGCTTAAGGGAATTAGGCTTGCTATGAGTGTCGTTCAATCGATACTTAATGATGAACAGGGCCTAACAGAGGAATATCTCAAGCTCACCCCTATTGCTCAGGCGGTAGTCAATTGGCAATTCAAGTGGTACAAACAAGCGCATAAGCATCAGATTGAGCCTGCTGGCGACTGGTGGAACATATGGCTCATGCTCGCTGGGCGTGGTGCTGGTAAGACTAGAGCGGCGGCAGAGACATTGGCAGGCTGGGCATGGGAAGAGCCCAATACACGCTGGTTAGTGTCCGCTCCTACATCAGGAGACTTAAAGGGCACCTGCTTTGAAGGCGACTCCGGCCTACTGTCTGTCATTCCCAAAGAACTCATACTCAAGTACAACTCATCCCTGCATGAGATCCATTTAGTCAATGGGTCATTCATTAAGGGCATTCCGGCCTCAGAACCTGAGCGTTTCCGTGGCCCACAGTTCCATGGAGGTTGGCTAGACGAGCTGGCGGCATGGGAATACCTCCAAGACTCATGGGACATGATCCAGTTCGGTATCCGTCTCGGTCAAAGAACTAAGCTCATCTGCTCGACTACACCAAAGCCTAAGCCAGTTGTCATGGACTTACTGGGGCGTGAAGGAGATGACGTCGTAGTCACAAGGGCCTCGACCTATGTGAACGTAGCCAACCTCGCCCCATCCTTTCAGAAGCAGATCCTTCAGTACGAGGGCACGAACTTAGGACGCCAAGAGATCCACGCAGAGATCATCGACCCTGAAGAAGGAGGCATCGTCAAGCGTGACTGGTTCCGACTATGGCCCAACAATAAGCCATTCCCCAAGCTGGAGTACATCATCCAGTCCTATGACTGCGCTACATCCGATAAGACTTACAACGATCCGACAGGCTCGATCACCATGGCAGTCTTCAAGCCAATGGATGGCGGTATGAGCGTGCTGATCCTAGACTGCTGGCAAGAGCACCTCCAATACCCTGACCTCAGGCCAAAGGTGCTGGACGAGTACGAAGTCGTCTATGGGGAAGGCAAAGACAGAAAGCTGGTAGACCTCGTCCTAGTCGAGGACAAGTCAGCCGGGATATCCCTGATCCAAGACTTACAGCGTGCCCACCTGCCTGTTCACGCATATAACCCCGGCAGAGCTGACAAAGTCCAACGCCTATCGATCGTGGCGAACATCATCAAGGCCGGACGAGTATGGGTTCCTGAATCAGGGAACCGCAAGGGATTCGTCAGGGATTGGGCCGAAGGAATGGTAAGTCAGATCTGCTCCTTCCCTGAGGGAACTGAGCACGATGAGTTCGTGGACTGCATCAGCCAAGGACTACGGTACTTACGGGACGCAGGATGGATCAGCATCGACGCCCCACCAAGAGAAGAGATCGAAGCCGAAGATATCTCAGACGCAGAGATCTACAATAAACGCCAAAGGACTAATCCGTATGCGGCATAGGTGTAGTCGGACTACACTTTCAATCTAAAGGGAGGAGGGAATGAGCAATGAAGACTACATGTATATTGAACAGACCGAGCGTGCTTACGTCAAAGTCGTCAACCTCGATGGCGTCAAAACCACCGTCAGTGCCAACCGTTTCGAGATCTGTGTGCAGGCTAACACAGAGATATGGGAGCAACTTGCCGTCCAACATCTCCGAGATTGGATCAAGTGGCGTAAAGAGCAAGAGGAGTTGCGAGAGTCTAGGCGTGTGTCAGGCTGATGGTCGTTGCCCAAATTGTCCGCCCATAGCATAATTACACCAATCAAACAAAACTGGATCTGATCGTGCAAGATAAAGTCCCTCCACACATCCGTGCTCAATTAGAGGAGTTCAAGCGTAAAGCCACGCACAATGAAGCTCTGAGCAAGGAATACCGGGACAAATACGATCGAGTCCACACGCCCAATCAGCCAACCTATGAAGAATGGCTGAAGATGGAAGGCAAGCAACGCATGGCTGACGGTGGCACCGCAAACCTGAGAAAGCACGTCCTAAACAGCGAAGGCACTTATGGCCTACAACGCATGGAACGTGCGTTTGATGAAGTGCCCAACCTAGAAAACATGTATGACGAGCACGCCCTACGTCGTGCCTTTACAGGTGACGGCAACAATACTAATCTCTTGGCTACGATTGACCCAGCCGACTTTGAGAAGTACGCCGCTATCCTCAATGACCGTAAGCACAGAGAACCGACACCCAGTCTAGAAGACAAAGTAAAAAGGCATGAAGTACGCAAGACGGATATGTCAACCGATGACTATCTGAGGTACCTTGCTAGTATTGGTAAGCTTAGTGACGTGCCCTACTTACATCTACATTCAGATGAGACTGGCATCCCATTGACACCAATGATCACTGGGCACGAAGGCCGACATCGCAACAGAGCTCTAGCTAAACAAGGCGTTAAGAAGAATCTGATTCAAATATTTAACAAGGGTGCATTGCGTGAAGAATTGCCTAGACGTGATCGTCAGGAATACGTTGATGCATTGCATAAACAATTAGCATCGAGTCACAATCTAGTCTACCCTGAGCATCGAGATGATGACGAGCGTAGACCAAAGATACAGCTACCGAACATATACTCCAAAGGCGGAGACGTACAAGGAAAGACCATGACCCCTGATTTAGCTAAGATGCGAATAGAGCTCGCACAAAACCGTAATCCTATTCAGATGGACAATATTGGCGTCAATGAAGCCATGGACATCGAGCCCAAAGTATTCATGTCTCCTACTCCACTGGAAGACACCAAGCCATCCGTAGGCGGAACACAAGTTCCTAAGCTTGGCCCAATGGGCGGTATTGACATGAACCCTAATCAGCCCGGTCAACAGTTGATGCCTGCGCCAGCTCCACAGCAACCTCCCGGCGGTCTACCCGGTGCAAGTGCTGGCCCATCTGCTGGCCCTTCAGCTCCACAAGGCCCAACTCCTCCTGAAGGCAACATGCTATCGATGACCCCACAAGGTCAGACAATGCAAGCCATCGGTGGAGGACAACCTCAAGGACAGCCACAAGGTCAGCCTCAAGCTATGGCTAGTGGTGGACGTGCCAAGCCAAAGTTCGCCATCGCTCCAGCTAAAGCACCAGCTCCCACGCCCGAACACTTCACACCATATGACCATGAGAACCCAACCATGGGATCACTGGCTAAAGCATTCGACGAAGCGATCGCTCACCATTTGAGCCTGCACCCTGAAGCTAGAGCGGCGAACAGTATCCGTGCTTCCGAAGCATTGGCAGAACACATTGGTCGCAATACGAACAACGGTGCCAAAGACCTATTGGGTAAGAACGCCAAGCTGATCAAGTCCGAGAAGGGCGAAGAAGAAGCCATCAAGCTTCCTGATGGGCGTGGCATTGAGACTACTGGCTTGGCTCTCGCCCCAGCATTTGAGAAGGGTAAATTCAACACCTGTCCGAACTCCCATTCATGCAAAGCAGAGTGCTTAGGCAAAACCTCAGGCAACTACTTCAAGCTGGGCGGTGGTCAGGACTTATCCGAGTTCAAGGGCCCACGACTCAATAGCCTGCGTAAGACGCTGGGCTTTATCCATGATCCACATTCATTCGCAGTCAAACTTCATGATGAGATTGCTGACGCTAAAGCCATTGCCGCACAGAACAATAACCACTTGGGCGTGAGACTGAATGTCCTATCTGACATCAATCCACGAGTACACAAGTCAATCATTGAAGCTCACCCTGATGTGACCTTCTATGACTACACCAAGAACAACACAGATCCAATTGCTCCGAACCATCACTACACCTACTCATCGACTGGTGTCAGTCAGGAAGGCGTGCACAATGCGCATAGCAACTGGAAACAGATGCGTCGCCGTCTTAATGGAGGAGACAACGTCGCCATGGCATTTAGCCATAAAGAGCACTTGCCTGAGTTCATCCATGACGAAGAGAGCGGCAAGAAGTACCGTGTAGTCAATGGCGATACCCATGACTTCCGCCCATTAGATCTTCAGCCTGAAGGTGAAGAGGGCGTCATCGTCGGCCTCAAGAACAAAAAGGCGACTGGTAAAATGCATGAAGCTCATTTAGACTCTAACGGATTCTTTGTGCATTATGATCCTGCATTAAAGATGGCTAAGAGCGAGAAGACTGGTTCGCCTGTCTATGCAAGAGACAAAAAAGGCAACACCATTGCTCAGAACAAAGAAGTACGAATCAAACCGCAGACGGGTGGAATGATTCCAATTACTAATGATGACGGGGGCAAAGAATGACATCTAAAAAGAAAATACCTGTAGAGGACTTTTACTCCCAGTTCCATGGCCTTGAGCATCACAATGATCCTGAAGGTTATACAAAGCCAAAGCATCACCTACGGAATCCTCATAAAGCCGCCAAGCATAAAGGGCTGGACTTAAGAGCACTCCGCAATTCAAAACGTAAGAAGGCTAAATAATGAGTGACCACGACGATATCAATATTGACGAACAAGAAGATGGTTCTGCCATCGTAGATATTGCTGAAGACGATATCGAAGAACAGGAAGACGGTTCGGCAATCATTGAGCTAGATGATGGCCCTGAATTCAATCCTGAGTTCTATGACAACTTGGCTGATTCAATATCGCCCGGCACTCTATCTGACCTGACCTTCCGTTACCTTGACTTATTGGAGTCCGATAAACAAGCTCGAGAACTGCGTGACAAGCAATACGAAGAAGGCATCAAGCGTACTGGTATGGGCAATGACGCCCCCGGTGGTGCCACATTCATGGGTGCATCTAAAGTCGTTCACCCTGCAATGGCTGAAGGCTGTGTGGACTTTGCCGCCCGTGCCATTAAAGAAATGTTCCCACCTGATGGCCCAGTCAAGACTAAGATCCTTGGCCCACAGGACAACCTAAAGTCGGCTACTGCAGAGCGCAAGGCTGAATACCTGAACTGGCAGATCACCGAAC